ACCCACCTGGACCACCAGCGCCATCCTCAGAAGGCATAATTTGTGGGGGATTCGGTTTCCGTATTTTTCCCATTGAGGGAAAAACTCTTTGTAGATCCTTAACACTTTCAAATTTTGTGAGAACCAGGATGAACAATTCTTCCCAGTTAACATTGACTTGAGCCTGCATCAACAGTTGCATATTTGCGGTAAGAATCTGCAATACCTGTAAGGACTGTTGACGTTCAGTAATCACATCTACCGGCTCGGTTGAGGTCGCCTCGATCTCAAGATCGACTTCACCCTGAATTTCTTCCGGGGAAAACTCTTTCCAAAAATAACCTGCTGGCCCGGCAACACGAACAACATCTGTAGTGACCCAATTGGCTTTAAGATGTTGCAAAGTCTTCCGGCCGACTCTTTCAATAAAGTTATCAAATTGAGCAACCCGGTCCTCAAGTTTCAGGCCATACAGCTTTGTACGGGCCTGTACCTCTGTAGCAGTAGTCCTGGAGGGCATAGAGCCGCCACGAGCAAGCTCATCAGAGCCAATAAGCTCCCGGATATCCTGCTTAATAATTCCCTCGATATTGTAATCGTCAGAACTAATAGGAGCGTCCTGGAGAGGCTTAATAGAATCATGATCATCCACCAAAATTACTGTACCGTCTTCCCCGGTTGTCAGCTTGGTAAGTTCAGTAGATTTCACCTCAGTCTCAACAGCGGTGTATTTGCGATTGAACCTACGCCTATGCTGGAACATACTGGTGCGCAGCCGATCCAACTCATACTGCTGATCCTCGATAGCAGCGGGTAATCCCAGGGGATACAAATCTTCCGGGACCGGCAGAAATTCATAACGATCATACGGAAAGCCCTCAAGATAATCATAGGGCCATTCGTCTTTTTCGATAAGCGGGATATGTACCCCATGAGCATAAAAGAAATACTTGCCTGATCGTTTGTCCCAAATCTCAATACAGACAACCCTGGTTAAATCTCCATACTGATCCTCATCAGCTTCAGTCCAGGGAAGTGCATCGTTAAGTTCGGAATTCTTCATCATGGCAGAGATTCTGGTAGGCTCGTATTTGCCATTTATAATGGCATTTTTGGCCTTCTTATCGTAGCGTTCATTTTCCAGAATATCCTGAATGGGAAGGAAAATAATTTCAGCACACCACCGGGCAGAGTCAAGATCCTGTTCAGGAGCTTCAGGATCAAACACAAAATTGAACGGGCTTATTCTACGAACCCAAGGCGCCTGCTTCTTAATATAGTCGCGGTATTCAATTCTTCCATTTTCCGGGATCTTATAATTCTCATCCACCTCCAGGGTAAAACCGGATTTCAGAATACCATGCCCACAGATAATACCGTCGAGAGCAGATTTCCGAGCCTGCTTCTGCATATCATATTCACCCCAGGAATAATTCAAAACTGTTTCCTGAAGATCGGCGCTGACAGTAAATTCTTCTCTCTTAGGTTTGGCAATAAATTTGGGACGTTTCCGAATGAGGAAGGGAAGCATATTCAGAACAGAGGAACCAGTGATATTAACAGTGATCTTCTCCCTGGCATAGTCGGCACTCAGGGAGTCACCTTCAGCGTTATAGGCAGACCAGTGTTTCCCTTTGTAGAGAGATAAATACCGCTTCCACGCCTTGTCACCGTTCCAGTGAGCCTGCCTAAAAGCCAGGGCCCTATCGAACCTGTCTTGCCAGAATTTACCGGCTTCTTCACCCTTTGTCGGCTCTTTATCGTAGAGAACTTTAGCCATTTAAACCTCTTTTCGGGGAGTATAGCACAGCGGGTAGGATAAAAATTACATTGCCCATCTGTCCCCCATTGCTTCACGTTCCAATTGTTGTTCACACCATTTAAGAGAAAATTTCTTTATTGATTCCGCTTTGGGCTGCTGGATCTGGTAATAGGCCCTGGACGCCATCTGATAGGCGATCATAAAAGCTATAGCCAGATCATCATGCCCGGAACCTTTAGGAACACCAGTACGCTTCACGCCGCCTGAAGAGGTAATTTCCTGATAGTTCATCAGCTGCTTAATAGTCGTAGTGTCGTATATTTCAACCAGATCAGTGTTAATCGCATTGCCAAGGTCCGTTATCATAATATCTTTGGTAATGACGCTGGTTTTCCAACCATGCTTAGATAATTTTTTATTCTTCCGGCCAGATAAATCCTCACGCCTATACAGCCTGGGATACTTCAGCCTTCTATCCCCAATAAGCTGAGAGCCACCAAGAATTTTATTAATCGCATACCCGCCTTCCTCATTGGCCTCTACTCCCAGGAGCGCATCGTTGAACATGACTCCCAGGTAGTAGAGAAGGATAGCAAATTCATCTGGAGGGATTACGGCATTAAATACCCCCGACTGTACCAAGTCCGGGCAGCGGAGGACAACTGCCGCAGACGGATCGCCACCCTTTACCCCAAGTGCCGGGTCACAGCCAATAACGTAACTGGCCCCCGGTTGCACCGGCTCATATAGCGTCAGGTTTCCATATCTTCTAGGTGAGAATTCTTCAGTATTAAAATCGAAACGAAAGGTATGCTGGACAGGGGGATCGGCCAGGAGGCCTTGCATATTATCACTCAGCTTCATTACATCGAACAGGCTGCTCCCAGTCCCGATAAAAGCATCGTCCGGGATAGTAGGATATTCCTGTCTAAATTTGCCAAGATCACTTGAACACTCATTATCAATAGTCTTCCGGCGCCAGGCCAGCCGGCACATGGATTCATGAAACAATTTAAGATCAGTATCCAATTCAGGATACCAAAATTCTAATTCTTTTATTATCCGTTCCTGCTCTTTAGCCTCATCACCATAAGTAGGATGATCGGCGCTATGCAGTTCAAAATAATCATCCGGGTCCAGTTCAAGACGGTAAGCATCTTCAGCAACCCAACAGACAAATATTTTCTTATAATCGTTTTCCTGGTTATCCCAAAGATCCTTGAAAGGCCCAGGCCCTTTGGCCGTAGTCTCAATAATCAGGAACGTCCCGGCGATATCCGGCATAGCATTACGAGCCGCGGCAAGAGTTTCCAGAGCATTGTTTGTCATAGCGAACTCAGACCAGTGGAGAAGATGGAGGGCAAACGACCGGCCAAGATCAGCGTTACTCGCAACATCGACAAGAATCTGGGATTCGAGCCCGGGGACAGGATCATTCGGATTAGGATTAGCAAATTCCAGGTGGCCGCGGTTATTCGTTTTCGCCATGGGACGGCTATCAGCAGGTGTCTCGCGCCAGAATATCTGCTGCTTACGAAACAACTCTGAAGATGAAGATTCCTTGTGAGCGGCTACCACGGCATTACGATTCGAGCGGAGAGAACAGATCCAGTAATACAAACCGGCTATCCAGGTGGACATACCCATCTGTCGGCCCTTGAGGATCAGCCATCTAATAGGTTTCCCGGTACGAAGATATTCTTCTAAAAGCATAGTCCATAAAACATTTTGAACCCTATTGAATTTAAAGGGAACAAGTTTCATGCTCTTAGTCTGGATCTTTAAATAATCAGCAGCGTATCTTTTATAATCGCTTCTCATTATTCCAAGTGTTTTAGCATCCAGGGAACACCTCCGCATCTATGATTTTGCCGCCATTATCAGCCTCACGAATAAGGCTATCAATATTGACATTCACCTGAATACCACCGGAAGAACGATAACCCAACAATTCAGCGGCCACCTTGATAGCAGCAATCTTCTCGCGGTTATCACCATCCTCCATAACATCATCGAGAATGTCATAGGCTTTCCGGTCGAAATTAACCCTGGCAATGGCAGTCTGCATTTCATGAACAAATTTACTAAACTTTGGATTCATGATAATCGAAACAGATTCAGCCACAGACATTTTAAATTTCTCAGCCAGCCAGGACACGGTAGGTTCACGCTTCTCACCGTCACAATCCTCGGCAAGTCGCCGGGGATCAGAAGCAATGTAATAAGCTATATCCAGCCAGAGACTAGGTTTAATCTCACTATCAGCGGCCACAATCTCAGTACCCACGTTTCCCTCGCTTTTTCATCCTTGACATCTTTTTACGCAGCTTAAGAACCTTCTTCTTCTGTAAAAATTCTTTGGCGTTTTTTGGTTTCCTGGCAATAAACCTATCCACATCATAACCACCACCATCATCAGGCATTTCTTTTTCCTCCATTATTACGGATGGCCAAGATTGCGATTCCAGCCTGGTTCCATGCCGAGAGCAAAAGGACTGCCAGCCCCGCCAGTAGCGGGAATCGGCCAGTCGCCAGCCTCAAAATCATTCCACTTTGAAAAAGCCCCGCCAGCCGTACTACAGATTAATCCTGGCACACCAGTTGTATAAACAGCATCAGCGGCAGAAATTTTTAAAACCCCGTTGATATAAACCTTCTGACTAACCCCGGCAATACATTCCAGACGGACGATATCACCCCTAACAGGAGAA